GGGCCATCGCCTGACCAAACATCATGATTTCCTGCTACTAAATAAAGCCAATTAACGCTATTTACAAAATGCTCTGTAAGTCTCCATGACTCTTTAGCGCTTGTTGATTGTTGTCCATATAAAAATGAAAGTCTTCCTATCCAATTATTTTGAACATCTCCTAAATTACCAGCAAACATTCCATCTGTTTTATTTATTAAGTTGCACAAAGAATATATTTCTGCAATATTGGTTCCATCGTCGTCTATGTGAGGGTCTCCAAAATGGCATATCCCTATCGGCCCATTCTTTTTTATTTCTATATCAATTAAAGTTTTAGATTCTTTAGCTTTTATCTTAATAGAATATTTTTTCTTTCTATGCTCTATTAAGTCATCAATAGGCATAAATTCAGGATCAGTTGTTTGTTTTACAAATTCTGCTTTTTCTAATATAGTTGGCGACACAGTTCTTTTTCCGCAATTATTACACATCCATTGTTGTTTTTTGCTATTTGCTCTATACAAAAATCCAAATTTTCTAATATCTCTACTGCCACAATACTTACACCCTATAATATTTCCATCTATATCCTGTACTATTGGATCACTCATATTTGATCACAATTTCTTTGAAATGATCAACTGTTCCTTTTCCTTTCTCTGTATTATACCATTTTTTCCAGTATCTTGCTTGATCATCTAAAGTTTCAGGCAATTTTTCTGGGCATCTCCAATAATGTAATCTACAAGCCATTATTCCAGCAGTTAAGTTAGTTGTAAGTATTTGTTTCCAATCTTCTTCGGTAGGATCGGTAAAATATTTCCAATCTAAGTAACAAACATTAGCAACTTTTTGCATTAAATCGTTTCTGTATTTTAAATAATCATTACAAAGACTTACAGCTACCCATGGCTCACATTGCCAAAAACCCCTAGCTATATCAGAACCTTTTTGGCTAAGGTACTTATATTTAGATTCAACTAAACCAGTTCTGTAAATAAGCATCATGGCTTCATGACTTGCAAACTTAGAACCCATTTTTTCTAAAGTGCTTTTTATCAGGTGCATCATTTGTAGTGCATCAATCATTACTTCTTCTCTAATATTTTTGTCATAACATTGGCAAATATATCTGTACCCTTATCAACCATTTTTTCAAATATTTCTTGCTCTACACGCTCATTAATTCCAGGAAGATTAATGGCTTTATTTATGGCAGTAGCCCATTCTTTTTCAACTTCTTTAGATTGCACTGTTTCAATTATGTATTTATTAATTCTACTTTTTAATTCAGGCACAGAAGCTTCTGCTTGTTTGGTAAGTTCACCTACAACTATAGATTTAATGTCCATTTATCTCTCCTTTTTAATGGTTAGTATTAATGCTATAATAGATAAGATACTTACAGCAATTTGCAAATATTCACTTATCTGACTAATATTTATAAAATAATTTGCTGTACTTATTGAAAAAACTTTTAAAGTGTCCATTAGTGTCTTCCATTTATTCTACTTAAAGAACCTTTTACTTCAGATATTTGATTATCTAAATCATTTATTTCTTTGGTAATTGCATCAAATTTTCTATCTAACTTATCATCTGATTGATTCCATCTGTTTATTAATTTTATTACCATCCCTTCCATATTTTCAAGAGTTTCAGATTGCCCTTTGTTTTCTACTTTTAAATTTTCTAAAGTTTCTTGTTGTTTTGCTGATTTATTACTTAAAGATATTACTAAATAAACAAACATAGCACCTACCACTCCAATCATCCCAGCTTCGCCGTATAAAGCCATAAAATCCATTATTTCTTTTTCCTTTTTCCCCAGCTTAAAGGGTTAATGTTGAATTCTTTTTCATAGAATGCTACTTTATCTGCCAACTCTTGTCTTTGAGCCCTTTCTTCCATGATATGTTTGCTAAGTAAATCCCCAATCTGTTCATTTGCAACAACAATACTATTTTCAAGGTTTTTGATCCTTGTTTCAATTTGCCAATAACCATAGACCAACATTCCAATAAGAACCCCAATTTGAGCCAACCATTTAAGGTTAATGCTAACAATGGCATTATCATCAAGAACAGTAGCCCTATAACTTCTGGCTGTATCTGGCTTTTCACCCACCTAACCTCTTTCCTCTATGTATTGTGTTGTAGTTGTGTTACTTGATTCTAAACTATTTATAACAAAAGTATATTTTAAAGGTAAATAATCAATTACAATTACTGGATCTGTTATTTTTTGATATTTTTTCATAATACCATCCACCAAGCCATAGCAGTTTCAACAAAAATATCTGATAATGTATTATAAGCCCACCTCCGTTTAGTCTTATAAGGCTGATAATTCTCTATTATCCACTCAAAAACTTCCCAAGCTATACCAACTATCAATACACCTAAAACACACCATAAATCGCTAAAATTTAGCCATTGAAATATTTTACAAAAAAACGCTCCACCTGCCAAATGATAAGCTGTCCAACCGTCTAGTTGTCCAGTTTTTAATTGCCACGCTACTAAAGTTGCTAAAGGGTTCTTCATCTAGCCACTACCTTACTATCTATTAATTTATGTTTTACAATGTCAATGCGCCCTTGACCAAGAGGTGTCTTTTTAGCAACCTCTTTTACATATTCTTCTTCAATAGTTTTAAAGGAATCTGATTTTTTTACAATCTTCCCATCTACCCAAAGAAAAAACTTTTTAGAATTAGGATATGTAATTGATGTATAAGTTCCATCAGCCAACGCAACTTTTTTTGTCATTCCATTTTTATTATTCAAATGAATTACTACATCAAAATCTTGGGCGCATCTTCTAATGATCATTAGTCGTTTTCATCCCCAGGATCATGTGGTGAATGATCACTCTCAAGCATTTCTTTTAGTTCTTTAACACCTTTTTGATGTTTGTCTACAAATACCTTTTCACATTCAACTAATTGCTGTCTCATAAAAGCGTTTGTAGATAGCTTATTTTGAACATCTGCTACATGATTTTGATACATAGCAACTTCACCTGCTTTTTCTTTTTGTAAATCAGTCATATCTTCGATAACATATTCTTTGCCATCAAGATTCAAGACTGGCTTTTCTTTTTCTTTTTTAGCCATTTTCGACTCCCTGTTAGTTAATTAAATTTTTTTAAAATCTGCTATTGCTTTTTTTAATTCATCACTTTCTGCTTTTGCTTCTGCCATATCTAAATCATAACGAGCTTTTTCTCTTTCTAAATCTGATAAAGACATTTCACGCTTTGAATCAGCTAATGCTTCACCAGTTTCGCTATCAAATCGTTTCTGAGCTAAAACAATATGAGCTTCTTTTATTACATTGTCATCGCTATCTTTCTGTTCAGCAACTTTTTCAAAATTAGCTTTCTTTGCAGTTTTTAATGAACTATACTTAGACCATTTCATTTATTTATCCTTTTTTTATAACGCAGTTAATGTTTGGCTACCAAATCCTTCAATCATATAGTGAAAAGTACAATCTGCACTAGCGGCAGTTACTCTTAGTATATAGTTTTGACTTCCACCAGAGTTTAGATAAGCTATAGAAATATTATCTGTTCCAGAGCCATAAGTTGTTTCATGCACCTCACTTGTACTTGAAGAGCCATATATTGCGGCAGTTCTATGAAAACCAGCAACTCCATCAAGAGAACTGTCTGCCCAAAAAGTAATGTTGTAACTGTGCGAATGACCTACAACCATAAACTCTGTAACTGTATCAGCAGTTAAAGATTTAGAGCCAATTAATTTATAATATTTTTTTGAAGAATCTGCCCATTGTGGCTTTGCACCACGAACTGTAGCACCAGCATCTTGTGACATATAAACATCAGTTACAGCTGTATTCCCAATAACTGCAGTATTTGCCCCAGTTGACGCTGTAGAGGCATTATATCCAATAGCGATTTGATTATCTGCATCTACGTCAAAAGCAACATCAGAACCTACCCCTACATTCTGACCACCTGTAGTAATTCCATCTCCTGCTTGATAACCAACCATTGTGTTAGCATCTCCAGCTGTTGTAGCTAATAAAGCTTTGTAACCTACAGCAACATTATAATTGGCTCCATCGCAATTACCATAAAAAGCATTTGAACCAACTACTGTATTGTAACTTGAACTATTACTTGCCCAGTCTCCAGAACCAGCTTCCCAACCAATAAAAGTATTATCAAGATTTCCTAATCCACCAGTTCTTCTTCCAGCTCTATGACCAACAAATGTCATTCTATCACCAACAGTTTCCTCTGCACCTGCCGTTTGCCCTACCATAACATTGTATCTT